TTGCTTGCACTTCGCGCCGTAATCGTCCCCTTGTCTCCACCATCAATGTAATACGAAGCACCGTATTTATAGACGGAATTTTCATTGCCGCTAGTTGCTTTTTGTACTAGGTAAGAAATGGGCAGCGTAGGATTGCCCAGACTAGGGCTAGTGAGTTGATTAGATGCACGAATGTGATGCATTCTCACCCATCGTGCTTCTCCTGCAGTGGTAGCATCAGGCACGTAAGCAAGGAAATGGCCGCCAACAGCACCGTACCAGCTATATTCAATCTTGAACATTGTGACTTTTGAAAAGTCAATGTCCCATACAGACCTACGCGTGGCAACGTTACCGTTTTCGTCTAAAACAAACGATGGATTGCCAAACGAAACATTAGGAGATGATGCCGTGCCGCCAATGCTGATGGTGAAGCTATTATTTCCAGGAGTACGGTCTGAATAGTATTGCGTGCGAGTGTCAGCATCTAGACGGTCATGGCTAAAGAATTTGCGCGGCACGCGATATTCATAAACATAACGATAAGCAGCAGGCACAGTAATAAAACTTGCCGCTACGCTGGCACTACCGTCAGAGGAAGCGTTGCCGCCAATGTTTACGCCAACGCCTCGTAAGCTCAAGTCGAACAAAGCGCCATGCACGTAGGTGAGGCCAGCGCGAACAATGACTAGATCCGTGCCGGCAGTGCCCCTGTCCCCATCAGCAACATTAGGGGTGCGAATGCCAGGCTCGTTGCTTTCCATGGCGCTTGTGCGCCTTACGCAGTAAAAATTAACTTCCTTGTCACCAGCTCCAGTTTGTCCACCGCCTTGCACTTCAACGTAATAACCATCGCGCTTATCAAAAGCGCCAAACTTTTTAATATCAGTGCGATCAGTGCTTAGATCAGTTCTTACGCCAAACGTTGCAGCGCTAACGCGCCCTGGCTGGTAACGGAAGAATCGTTTGCTACCAAGAATTTGATAGGCATTGGTAGCAGCACTGCCAAGATTAATTTCAGCAGCGCTTTCTGAAGGAATATGAGTGGTGGTGCCAGTGCCTTCACTTGCCCATTCATTAGGGTTGATGTCGTAAGTGGTAACATCAGCAAAGATGCCAAGAGCCACTTCAGCCCTGGGAATACCAAGCAAGCTCAGGCTCACTTCGCTAATCTGCTGGTTTTGCACCTGTACAGGCACTGCTTCCTGATCGCTAGCAATCACCACGGGAAGGCTATCTTTCGCCAGTTGAGGACCAGGAGGAATAGGGGCAGTCCGTCCTACCGTTACAACACTGACGCCTTCTTTTAGTTCAGCCATGGATCAAGGAAAACAGTTAGCAATTGTGGAACCCACTTGGACCGTTCCAACAACCACCGTATCTTGCTTTAGTCTATAGACACTTCCATCAATGGCGGCGTTAGTTATTCCAGCAAGTGCTGGCACGGTAAATGTGTACGGCGCCTCATAAGAAATATTAGTAAGACCGCCGTAAATGCGAGCTGAAGTATTGTTGTAATTGATAGATGCCTCATTAGTGTTGCGAAATATCACTCGCTCAGTAGATGCAAGCGTGTGGTTAGTCTGCGTAACAAAAGTGCCTCCGCTAACGGTGACTAAACTGGCAAGCTCTTCTTGTTCTTCAATGCGAGCCTCCCAGAACAGAGAGGATCTTACGTTTTCAGTGTATGCGCTTGGAAAAAATATATTACTAGTTTGAATATCCTGAACTGCATCCCATAATGCTCCTGTTTGAGCAGATGTTAGCCAAAAACGCACTCGTCCCGCGTTTAGGGGTTCTTGCTCTTCAACGTTCCAAGTTGTAATCTCGCTTACCGTACCGTCAATGTTGTTTTTCCATACAGACGCGCATACTTGTACTGTTGCAAGATCCAAGGGGTCGCCATTGGCGTCCTGCAAAAGCAAGCTAAATCCATCAAAAAAGTCTCTCCGCAGAAGCGTAATGTCTAGGCGAGGAGCAATGGAAGTGGCAAGAAAAGTGCTCATGCCACTACTTCACGGTAGGAAAGCATGACGGTGTAAACAGTAGAGCCACTCACGACGGCATTAAGCTTTTCGCTGACTGTGCTTTCAAAAAGCCCTAGGCTATTAGCTTGCGTTAAGTTGCCATTAGCCCCTAGGTGGAACGGAGGAGTCTTGTCCGTTGATGCGCCGCTTTGAAGCTTTACAGTGCAGCCCGACAGCGTAGTGATGGTCATTGCCATTACACGCAGCTTGCTGCCGCTTACAGCAGCCACCACGTCTACGTTGCCGCTCGCTGAGACAAAGGCACTTTTTAAGCCATCAGTGAAGGCGTCATTATGTACTAGATACGGGTCGGAATCGCTACCAGCTCCAGTGGCCTTGATATAAGCAGCATTGCCAACTGCGTCAAGTCCGTAAAGATTGGCCATATCAGAGCACTAAGAAAAGGAAGCGTTGGTTGGGCACAACAGTACCGTTGCTATATCTTACAGTTTGACTACGCTGTAAAATCAAAGACAAGGGNACTGCTTAGTTCAACAACGCTAACAGAGAACGCAGAGCGTTTCCCATTAACGCCAATTGTAGCAATTCGCAAGCGGTAGGAAGCATTAGTCACATACACATCAGAAGGAAAGCGTATGTAATTAGAAGCAGTGGTGCCAAGGCTTGTCCAAGAGCCATCTGCCACGTCTAAGTATTCCACTGCAAATGCAGCGATGAGCGGATTATTCTCTAGAGGCTTCCAACACACGCCTGGCACCACGCCGTTCAAAATGGAATAGGGCGAATACTGAGGAAAATCCCAAGTGGTTTCGTTGTAAGCCATTACTGATTCACCTCTAGGACGATGCTGCCCCTGTTGACAGAGGGCACAATTTGAGGCCCCGCAACGGAAGCACGGTTGGCGCCACNGAATGGTGCCTTGGTCTGTTTCAGTGAATTTCGATGGGTCGTATTCAGTGGCAAACACCGTCAGTTCTCCCGTATCTTCATTGATCGCCCCCACGCGATACAGCTCATAGCCTTCGCCGTCCTCCTGCAACACCCACATGCCTCCTGGGAGGGGAGCGGAGGACAATGGAGGGGAAATGGTTACGACCGACGCTTCACCCGCCCCATTAGTCACCGTGCGGCTTTGTACAGCCCCACTCTCAAGCGTGACCGTAAGCGAATACGATTTGCCAGCGATGAAGGAAAATGGTGCGTCAATGGTGACGGAGGAAGTTGTTGCATCAACCACGCGTCCACCAAAGCGTTTCCCTTGACGAGCGGGGTCTGCAATGCCAATAATTTCTCCTGGCAAAATGAAATTGCCCTCCGTGGCCACTTTGAAAGAGACAGTGGAAGTTTCGAGCTGGTTAGTGAGAAGCATCCACCGTCCAATACGCTGTGCTTGCCCCTGAGAAGTGGTGCCCATGGCTCGCACTTCCAGCTCTTGGATGCCATAACGAGCCACGCCCGTCACGTCCTCCACATATTCAATTTTCTCTTTGTAATTATCTAGCGGATCGTTCCAGCTCACAAGCGCAACTGTTTTAGCGGGCTTTACGAGCCGAGCCTTCATAAACAAAACGGCGCACCAGTTATTTCCCCTCCATCGTCCACTTCTTGAATGACATTGGCAGGAGAGAATATTTTTAGTGACATTCTTAGGGCGATCCTGAATGGCAACAATTGTGCCTTCCGCAAAGTAAGTGAGCCCCCTAAACGAAGCGGCCAGCGCATTCAACACTTCATAGGCGTCGCCCCTGTCCGTAATGTANGCATTAAAGGTCATGCGAGGCTCCAAGCCGCCTCTGCCATCAGGCACTAGCTCGTCGCAATACTGAGCAATGGGAAGCAAACTATACCTGTCCACCTGGCTTTCATCAATAAACTCTCCCGCTCCATAGCGAGTGTTAGTGAGAAGATCGTAGAAAATCCACGCAGGGTTGTTTGTCCAATTAGTTTGAAACGTGCCGTCCCACACGCCTGAATATTGACGAGTGAATGGGTTGTAATTAGACGGAATTTTCACTTTTACGCCCAGCATTTCTGCCGCAAGCGTTGGTACTGCCGTAAAGTTTTCAGCGCCAATTTTGAGGCCAATAAGGCAGGAGTTGGGGTAGCGGAAGGAGCGGTCGATAATGCCAACAATGCCCTTGAAAAACAAATCGTCTGAAACGCTCGTACTCGTTGGATCTTCAGTGAGACGCTCCAGTGTCACCACCCACGGGCCGGTGCCTACTAGGCGATATTCGTATTCAAAATCAACAGGCCCTCGTGACTTACCAGTGATGGAAATATTTTCATTGACAAAGTTAGAGCCACCAATGGGACGAATTTTCACATTGAAGGATACTGTGCGTCCTTTCACGTCGCCTGTTTCTTTGTCAATGAAGAAGAGAGCGCCAATGCCCACGCGTATGCGAATACGACTGAAATTACTAGCAAGCGTAGTGCGTGAAATAGGGCCGCTAGCGCGAGCGAGGCGAAGGCCAACGCTTTGCTCCGCCTTAACGTCATCGAAGCCTGGCATGGGGTCTTGATTCTGCGTGCCCACGCGATAGTCAATCACCAGCGAATTGACTTGTCCCGTAATAGTTCCTCGTTGTAGGCCAGGAATGCTTTGAGAAATGGCAGGGAGCAAATTGCCCTTGCCATTGGCCGTTGCAGCACTTCCCGTGAAAAATGTCGCCACTCCATAGTTAAAGCTTCCATCAACGTTTTTGATGGGAGTGCCGTCGAGGAAAATCTTGTTGAGTGGGTCAACGCCTGGCTCAAAGCCAAACACTTCCCCTTCTGAAATCACACCGACGACAGTGGCTTCTGAACGACTACGTAAGGACTCAGGATCTTCTTGTGGTTTGCGACCTCCTTTCTTGCCGCCGCCTCCTCCTCCTCCTCCGCCGCCGGAGCCGCTCAGGACAATTTCCCAGCCACCTTCCTTGTCATAGCGACTTTCGGCCATTACACAGGCACCTGCTGAGTGGTGAGAGCAGAGGAAATGATCAATGGAGAAGTGGCAAGGAATTTGCCATAAAGAATAGGGACGGGCTGCCCTTGCACTGTAAGGTCAGTGGTCCTATCGAACAGGAAGCTATCTCTACGATCGGTTTCTTTCACTGCGTCAGGAGTGGGCGTGAGCAACTGAGCAACGCCCGTGAGTGTGATACTTGCCCCCAGCGAGAACAAAAGACTACCGACAAAAGTGAAGCCTGCTTTCGCTGTACCTGCCGCAACAGCCGCCGCAGTCGCCGTACCAACGCCAGGAATAAAGGCCAGCGCAACAAGGGCTACGCCCAGCAAAATGCGTCCTACAGCGCCACCTCCAGAGACAATGGGGGCAATGATCAGGCGACGGCAACCCATGAGCACATTTTCATAATCCATGCCCTCAGGGTCGCCATCGACAAGCTTGAAGCCAATGCCCTTTTCGTGAGCGCTGCAAAAATAATCCTTGAAGCCTTCTAGCTGGTTGGACAATGCAGAAAAAATGTCCCGAGCAGAATGCGCCATAAAGCGATGCTTCCTGCCGAAGCGCTTACCAAGCTCTACCCAAGAGCTTCACCTCTACCATCTGCATTAGAACAGCTCCCTATGTCGCATGAGGCGTTTGGTGCATTTAGCCCAATACCCTCCATAGACATTTTCCTCAGACAGTCTATCCAACAAGTGATGATAAAACACGCTTGCATCAGGATTGGCAAGCACTCCTATGTGATTAACGAAGTCGCATTGCAGTTGCATGAGGATCATGTCGCCCTTCTTTTCAAGCTTGCTGATTTCTACAAAGCCTTGATTTTCGACGTTTCTTTCAAACATGCGCCATTCAGGGCTTCCCCATTCAAACTCTTCCCCTCTCTCAAAATCGTCTAGTTCAATGCCAAACTCATTTTTGTAGAAGTCGCGAAACAGTCCGTAGCAATCGTAAATGCCATAGAGCCATGGGCGACCAATGTACGGAGCATCGCCACAGGGCGACATTTCGTGCCATTCGTTTAAGCCCGTAGCGAAAACTATCCACGGCAAATTGCTTGCTTTGCAAGCTTCCACGTCGTGACGACTAAAGCCGCCAATAAAACCAGGGTGCGAATGAAACACGCCTTCAATTTCGCCTAGTTCTTCTGCGCGTGCATAGTCTTTTGCATCAATGGCAAAGTTTAACGATGGAGAAGAATGCACATTGAGGCAAGGCAGGTACTGCCCTCCTGCAATAAGGCCGCACACTTCCTCTTCAGCATTGCTTAATGCATGCGCTCTCATTTCCGCCCGTAAAACTTCAAACATTAGCCCCTCGTTAAATTGGCGCCAGGAAATCCGCCAAAAGGTAGTGACTGCTCGGGAAAGCGTAAAGCACAGCTAGACACACGCTTACCGCACACATCAGCAAGCCTAAGGGGGTCGTTAGGGGGGAGCGCTGCAATGGCCGCAGACAGGGCCGCTTCTGCGCTGCTGAGATTGTTTTGAGCCGTTGTGAAATTCGCGTCCGCGACTGCCAATGCGTTTGTGGCTGCAGTACAAGCGGCGGCGTTGAACCCCCAGCGCTCAATTTCATACAAAACACTAAAGAAAATCAAGCCAGAAGAAGTGATCCGACGCCCCTGTCTATACGTCTGCCCTATAGGAACAGGAACACCATCGAAATAAGCAAAAAAAGCATTGGCACTGCCAAATGGTAATTTAACAACGTAATTAGCAGGGAAAAGACTGTAGCGCCGTTCGAGAAGTGTGAATGGTTGACAAGCGGCTTCTTTTGCTCCGATGGCTTGGTTGCGTGCGGCGGTGGCATTCTTTAGCTCGGCTTTCCTCTGCTCCCTGAGCTTCCATGCATTGATAACGGCAATGCCTTGAGCCGTTTGACTGCCAGTGCTTATCACTTGGTCGCGAGAATCAAACACTGGAGCGCCCGTGTAGCCACATTCGCTGCTTCTATATTTCCATAGACAAAGGTTTTGCGTGATCACGCGACGAGGAAGCCTCACGCCTTCCAAATCGAGAATGCTGCTGAGCTGCCAAGTGATAGCTAGCGCGGTTTCTTGCGTTTTGCGCTCAATGTAAAAAATATCAACAGGGAATTCCTGGAGCGGGTCGGCCTGTGGGCTTCCGTCTAGATACTTTTGCAGCGTGCGACGCCTGGTGACTTTCGCGCCCACCAAGTCATCGAACGATGCTACCACTTGCGTGAAGGTGCCAAGCACATTGGCAACTGTCAAAGTGGGCTGTGCAATCTGGCCGTTGGTATTTTTGTCGTAGCCAGCAGCAAGAATAGGAAGAGGCTCGTAAACATTTCCCTTCCATTGAATTTTTGTTCCGTCTTCTTTTAGCTGGTTTGTAAAATAATAAATATCACCGGGATCGTTTGTAATCGGCGACAAATCTACGTCGAACATTTCAACAATGGCATCATGCCACCCTTGCTGAACGTCAGCCTCTAGTGTCATAAATCCTCCTCACCGTAAAGCTGAAGGTGTTGCTATTAGGACCGAGGACGCGCCACTGCCAAGCATTGGGCTCCAGGCGATATTTGAACAATGCGCTGTCCATGAAAAACTGACTATAAAAGAAATCGCCACGCAGAGCAGAAAGCTGCTCGTCCAGGGCGATTGCTGCTTCGTCAGAAATGGGAGCAGTGTCAATGGTGTATTCCCGAATGTCAGTATTGACGCCATCAGGACTCACTTGCTCGTAGCCATCACCAAACTGCGCTTTAAGCGTGCGATTGCCTCGACGTACCGTCAGTCCGTATTCACAAGCAATGGCAAAAGTGGGCTGGGTCATGATTTAGCGCCTCCCCGACAGCAGACCACCAGGACGTAGTTCGTCCACGATCACTTGCTTCACGGCCCCTTCAAGCTTACGGCCAAGACCAGCAGAATCAGCGCCTGCTCCAGAAGAGGAAGTTTTACCATCAGAGCTTACGTTGACCACNATGTTGCTAGTAATTTGANTCCCCATGGCNCCTCCAAGGTCCACAGGGACGCTCTTGCCGTCAGGAAGAGGGATGACTGCTTCATTGTATCTCCCTTCGCCTACAAGGCCCAGCGTGGGGCCTGTGACNATGCCTCCNTTGGCGAATGCTNGGAAGCCGCCTGACAGCACGCCACCATTTGCCATGGGAACCAATGGTGCGTATTGATTCAAGTTGGAGGCAGCACTTCCAATTCCGCCAGCGGCACCTCCAAAGCCGGGGAACAAGCTCATAAAGCCCTTGATAAGCTGCGCCTTCAGCCATTCCGAGATCATTTGGGCAATCATGTCGGCAAAGGAGTCGGCAATGCTTTGGAACATTCCAGCAAGGGCCTCGCGCACAGAAGAGGTGCCCGTGATGATGCCCTTGAACGCTGTTCCGAAGGCGTCCCCAATGGAGGAGGCAATGCTTCTCAGTTGATCACGTCCTCTCTCTACCTCGGCAATTGTTTCTTGAAGAGTGGCGATTTCTTCAACCTGGTCCAAGGTAAATCCAGGCTTCTCCTGCCTCAATCTCGCTCTTAGCTCTACGCGTGGATCCAAAATTCCTGCAAGTTGAAGCCTGTTTTGCAGGTTTAATTGTTCATTGAGGAATTCCAACGCTCGCGCATTTTGATAAACCTCTTCCCTTTGCGCACGGTAAGCGTCGATCTCGGCTTTGATCAAAGCAGCGTCAGTGGCTGAAATGCCAGCCAACTTTTCGCGGATGTCAAAATAAGCCTGCATGTCTGGAGTCAATTCGCGCATGCCGTTTGACACCGCGTCTATCATCGCTTTTTGTTTTTCAAGTTCCAGATTGTTCTGCTCGGGATCGAAAATTTCCAACAGACCTTGACGCGCCTTTTCAATATCCAACGCGCTGCTCTTTTCGGCGTTCGCCAAATCAAGAGCTGCTTCTTTCCTGAGTTGCGAAGCCTTTAGCTCCTTGTCCGCTGTAGATAGGTTTTCATCGGCTAATTGCTTAAGCGCAACGCTGAGTCCTTCTGAGATAATTTTCTTTTGAAAATTAAGCTCAAGAATTGCTTTTTGCCTTTGAAAATCATATTCAGAAATTTCTCCAGATAGCCGCTGGGCTTCGAGGTCTTTTATGCGCAAATCAAGAGTGCCTTTTAATAGGCGACTTTGATCTTCGTAGAATTTTTTAAGTTTTTGCTGTTTAGAGTCTTCTGCGCCGTCTGCCCCCGCGCTTCCCGCTGGCTTATTGCTTAATGCAGCCCCAAAATTTGACGGCTGGAAAGGAGCAAATAAATTTTTACTCATTGCGTTAATTCTGTCTTGCAAAGACTTGCGCCCGCCACCTGCGCCTGCTTCAAGACGCAACTCCACTGCCAATGCTTCTTGATAGGCCTTACCTCCCTTCAGTGCGCGGTCGATGGGATTGGGATACAGGGCTTCCACAGCCGCTGCGGCCCTCTGCTCGGGACCACCAGCAGCCCTCTTGGATTGCTCTGCTAGTGAAGACAGAGCGTCAATCCCTCTCGCAAAATTTTCAAAAATAAACTTGAAGAAGGAAGTGAGGGGCGGAATCAATGAATCAATAAGCCCAGAAAAAATGTTGTAAATATCTTGGGCCATTACGGCCACTGTCGCAACAATTTTTTGGAATTGCTTTTGATTGGTGATTGTAAAATTAACCAAGTCTGTTGCGTACGCCTGGAAGCCCGCTCCTACTTTCTGGAAGAAGCCTGCGTAAGTGAGTTGCATGGCTTGTATCGCCACCTGCAATCGCGGCCCTGCATTCTCTGGCGCGGTGGCCAACAAGTCAGCAGTGGAGCCGTATCGCTTGCCAAGCTCATCCAGGAACTTAATGAAATCATCAAGAGTGACTTCGCCTTTCTGCAGCAATTTATCCAGCTCCTTGGCCGCAACACCAGAAGAATCCGCGAAAATCGTAAAAGCGCCTGCCAATCGTTCGCCAATTTGTTGCCTAAGCTCTTCAGCGCTAACCTTGCCCTTGCTGAACACTTGAGAGGTGGCAAGCAATGCGCCATTTAAGTCTTCAGTGCTTCCGCCCGTAGCAATAATTGCGGAGGCAATGCCGTTGAAAGCTTTAACCGTTGTTTCTGTGTCATAGCCAGCCCCTCTGACGCTGGCTTGCAATTTGGTAAATTGCTTGGTGGAATCTACTAAAGGCAGTAGAAATTTCTGGCCAATGCTAGAAGCTGCACTTAGTGCCTTGTTGAAATCTTCTTGGTCAGAGGTGACACCTGCCAGTGCCATTCTGGATTTGTTGTATTCAGCCGACAGTTTTGCAACGGCGCCTGCTTGCTGAATTAAATTATCCAGCACTTGGCCGCCTGCTGCGCCAGCAAACGCTCCTGGCACTCCTCCCGCCAAGCCGCCAGCAATACCACCAAGCGCACTGCCGAGGCCGCCGCCCATTCCCCCTCCATAGAGGAACGCGCCACCGGCAGCGCCTGCACGTTGGCCAGCCGTTAAGGGCTTTTTGCTAATACGCTGAATGCCTCTTTCCGTCTTTTGAATTTCGGCATTGACTGCCCTCCATCTATCTGTACTAGGCGCGATGGCATTCGCTTCAATTTTCAAGAGGCGCAATCTTGCGCTTAACTGATCAAGGCTTCCAGGTCTGAACGCCCCAAGATTTTCGCGTAATTGAATTGCATCGGCGGCTTTGTCTGCTTTTTGTAGCTCTCCTCGAATGCGTCCAATTTGTTGCTGAAAGCTCGCCCATTCTTGTGAATTGGGCCTCACTTGAGAAGCTTCAATTTGCAGCGCTTGAAGCTGTTTGTTGAGATTAACTAGCGATCCGCTTTCAAAAGATTGAGCTTGCCCACGCAAACGCAACGACTGCCCAATTAGTTCGCCCCTCTCTCTTTGTCCTTCACGGAAGCCAAGTGATGCTTGAGTGGAGCGAAAGGCGCCGCTGCCAATTTGAAGGCGCGACAGCTTCCGCTGCATATTATTGATTTGCTTATCAATATCCTTGAAGGTAATTGCGATGCCCCTGGAAAGGCGAGACGTGCCAATATCCAGCGCGACGCGACTGCCAGCTTTTTCTACCTTGGCAACGGCTCCAATAACACTATTTAGCTCCCGTATTACATCGGAAGCATTGGATGAAAAATTGATTGTATATTGAGCCATGGTTTACTTCCTCAGAGAATCGCCAATCGTTTTAATTACATCGTCAATTTCTGCAAGCGTGGGCTCTGTCCATGGCCTAGCGGGATTGACTCCTCCTCCTTTAGCCGTGTAGCCGTCGTGCACTCCTTGCGCGTGCTCAGCTAGCCAAGAAAACTCCTCCGAGGATCGTCCAGTTTTTGTTCTTTGCTTACTGCGAAGCAAGGTGCCAGTATCAACAATGTCTCGTGGCTCGGTAACTATTTGCCCATTCTTTCTTCTCGTGATTCCATCTGGCCCTTTCCATCCCCATTGCTCATCCAACATTTGTTGGTCAAAATTTACATCCGCCCAATCCATCGCAGCTTCAAAAACGCGCCCATTGATGCCATAAAGCTTTTTCAATGGAAGGTCGTCAGTTTGACGCACCTTGATGCCAGCAAAACGCTGCAGTTTGTCGCCAATGCCAGTAGCGAGGTTCAGAAATTTTTGCATGGCACTATCAGCCTCAAAGGCGTTACTTTCAAAACGCACCGTGTAAGCCATGTGCCATCAACATCCTTAGTCTTTAGTTTAAGCTAATTCTGCGCCAATCATGCCCACAACGGCAGGAGGAAGTTTTTCATTCTTCATTGCCCACTTCAAAGCATCAACTGTTGAATCCTGCAAGGCATTGCTATCTTTCGGCTTTTCAAACGGCAAAAACACATCCAAGGAAACACTGCTCTTCTTGCCGCCCAGTGCGCCATGCACCAAGCAAGCAAGCTTTGCCACTGCAATACTGTCAGCGTTAATGGTTTGCTGCTTTTGCTTGATCAAGTTTTCGCTAACGGCCCTCAAAAGCTTCATTGGCACCAAGCAAAAACGCTCGGCATGAAACAATGGGTCGGAAACGCCCAAGTGGATAAGCTGGGCATAAATCTCAGTCCAGTCTGTTGAGTGATTCAGCGCTTGTTCGCAAGTGCGCTCCAGCTCGCTGACAATGCCTACTTTGGGGAGTCTTCCTCCTCTTCGCCGCCGCCTTCCCCATAGCCCTCTTCTTCCGCCATGAAAGTTTCGATGGAGGAGAGAATGTTTGACGGAAGTTTTTGAGTGTCTTCTTTGCTCCAATCAGACGTGCTAGTCCATTTCTTGCCTTCAAGCACCTCTCCTCGATTCTTAAAGAAAAGCGTCACTAGCTCTTCAAACTGCTCCCTGTTGGACGGAGCCAGTTCCATAATTTCATTTACTTCGTCGCCAAATTCCTGCAGCAGCTCTTCACGGTCTTCGCCATTGGACTGCAACAGTTGGAAAGCCTCGTCTTCCGCAATGCCTTTCACCTTGGCAATCTTGCGAGCCAGGCGAATTACTTCCAAACTAAATTTTGCTTTCTTCTTGTTCTGCGCTTCACGGCACCACACTTCTTCAGTGAGCCAGCTCTTGTAAGAACGCAAGCGCAATTTTTCGTTTAGCTCGCAGTATTCAGGACTGCTCAGCAGGAAAAATTCGGAATACTTGCTCATTGCTCTGAATCAAACAGAGGAAGTCTAGCATTGGTAATTCTGATGGCACCTGGCTTATCCACTGCCTTGCTGGACAATTGCGCCACATACGTTTTGTCTTTCACGATGAAAGTACCACGAGAAGGACAATGGGGGAGGAAGCAGGCGAGCCCTGCTTCAATGCGATCCTCTTTGATGCGACAATCAAAAAGCCAAATCTTTTCGCAGGTGCTTTTAAGAAGCTTCATCGAATGAGCCGACCAATTTCCAAGTCGGGAATCACAATGCGATATTGGCCGTAAATAATGTCACTTTCCGGCATGAACGAGAAACGAGCGTCAGGGAATCTGCTGCTAATCCTTTGCGCAGCCTCGTTGAGCTTATTGGACGACGTGTCGTAATCTACCAGCACCACTGTCCATTCTTTGCGCTGTTGAAACGTGCCCACGCCAGCGCGAGGATTAAGACGCGGAAATTCCTCCATCGTCACTTCCAGTCCTTCCACCTTGAACTCAGGTGGCACGCCTTGTCTGCCCGTCACGTAGATTGCAGGAATCTTTGTGCCATTGGGCAGCGTATAAGAGCCCACGAGATTTGGGCTTCCGCTTAAAAGCGTTGTGATGGTGCTGCGCAGTTGCGAAATATTCACAATAAAAAAAAGCCTCCCCGTAAGGAGAGGCTAGCAGAACTATGGAAAAGAAAGTCAGTTGGGAGCAACGGGGATGATGCTGCCAGTGTTCTCAGCATTCTGGTGAATGCCAATGCGGCCACGACTAGTCAGGTCGAAGGTGACTTCCACGAGGTTATCAGCGGGATAGCTCTCGTTGTAGTTCATCACGCAAGCAGTGAAAGCCACACGGTCGTAGTAGTACGTGGTACCACTCACGCCCAGTTGCTTGTTAATTTCCACATACACTTCGTGGTTCTTGTCATAGCGCGAAGCAGCAATCACCTGGAAAGCTTCATCAAAGCTATTCGGGATGAAGACAGTGCCGTCAACATCCTTCTGGAAATAGGAGGTGATGGAAGCAGTGGCCTGAGAGGTGACGATCACGCTATCAGCAAAGCCGCCGCCGCCAAGCAGGTAGAATTCCTGGTTGCCGTCGTTAAAGGCCACGGAAGCCGTCGTAGCGGCCTGCAGGGTGTACAGGGTGGGAGCACCGCTCACAGTGAACGTAGCGCCGCTCTGCGTGATCACAGGGCGAGCAAGACCGGCAATAGAACCAACACGCACAATAACGTCTTGGCTCTTAACCAGTTC